ACAAAGTTGAGAATTAGTTATGATTTATTGAAGGGTGCGTCTAAATATAGATACTTTAAACCGACCTTCAAACACTACCTTAACGACCATGTGAACTCTCGTTTTATTAAGATAGATTCTGCGGAGTGGGACATTGCATTGTTCTTACCAACAGAACGATTCGAGAAGGCATCCAAGTCCAGAGTGTTTGCAGACAGTAGGAAAATGATTTAATGACTTTCAATGTCAATAACCTAGTATCATCTATCAATAAAAGTGGGGTTGCGAAAACATCTCACTTTGAGGTGCAGATTACCGGTGTCGGAAACACGGGTGATGAAGAACAGTTGATGTCTCGTGCGGATACCGCAGAACTTCCAGGCAGGTCCCTAATGACCGCAGAACACAAGTTCACCAACTACGGACCAATCAACAAAGTCCCATACGGGGGACAGGTCTATACAGACTCTACAATCACTTTTTTAATGTCTGAAGATATGCGTGAGAAAGAATACTTCGAGTACTGGCAAAACCGTATCGTCAACACAGGTGCGTTTGAGGTTGGTTCGTCGCAAAAAGATTTCTATGGATATGTTCAGTCAAAGTTTAATACAAAGTACTTTGATGAATACCTTGGAACAATTATTATCAGACAGTATGGTTCTGCGGGAGAGTTAAGGTCTATCCACACTCTCAACGAAGCATATCCTCTTATTATCAACCCGATTGCAATGTCTTGGAGTTCTGATGAACTTGCAAAGTTGGGTGTCACCTTTGCATACAGAAACTACAAAGTAGTCTATGCAAAACAAGACCAAGCAGGACTTGGTGTCGGGTTCTCATTCAACATCGGACCAGGCGGTATCTCTGGTTCTGCAAGACTGCCTGGAATCGGAAACATTGCAGGTTCAACAGGAGGCGGGTTAAATACCGTCTCCGCAAATCTAGATGGTATCACAAATCGAGTCGCACAAATTCGTAATTTCTTTTAAGTGAGGTTTAATCATGGCATTACCCAGTATATCCACCCCTGAGTTTACTACTCAGATTCCATCAACCGGCGAAACTATCAAGTACCGTCCGTTCCTAGTCAAGGAAGAAAAGATTCTTCTCATGGCACTAGAAGGAAACGACAATGCAGAAATCAATGATGCGGTACAGAGAATCCTTAACTCCTGCATTATTGATGACATTGATACAAATAATTTATCAACCTTTGATATCGAATACTTGTTCCTACAGTTGCGCGGCAAATCTGTCGGTGAGGTCATTGAGTTGACAGTCACCCATCCGAAAGGAGACTGTACACACAAAACTGAGATTGCAATTAATGTCGATGAGATTCAATTAGTCAATGCGGATAACGAAAAGAAAATTATGTTGACTGATGATGTCGGAGTCATGATGAAGTACCCGACAATGAAAGAGACTCTATCAGTTTCTTCTGTAGAAAACGAAACTGACACTATGTTCAAACTCATTTCAATGTCTGTTGACTATGTGTTTGATATGGAAAATGTATATAATGATTTTACAGAAAAAGAAATTGAAGACTGGATTAATACTTTGAATCAATCACAATTTAAAAAGATTGTAGAGTTTTTCCAGAATATGCCTAAATTAGAATATGATATTGAGTGGACATGCGAATCCTGTGGAAAGAAAGATGAAGTCAAACTAGAAGGGTTGCAATCTTTTTTTACATAGGCATGAGTCATAACTCACTGGGAAATATGTACCAGTTGAACTTCGCGCTCATGCAGCATCATAAATATTCATTGACTGAACTTGAGAATATGATTCCGTTTGAACGGGATATCTATGTGACTTTGTTAAAAAATTATCTTGAAGAACAAGAAGAAAGATTAAAACAACAAAAAGGATAATAGTCACATGGCAGACGCGAATACCGAGATTGGTAACGCGGGGTTTCATCCCGCAGATACAAATGGCGACGGAGTTGTCAGTAAAGAAGAACAAGAAATGTATCTTGAGTTCAAACGCAAAGAACTTGACGACCAAGATGCACAAAGAGACGCAATCCGTAAGATGGCGTGGTTCGCACTCATCGGGTTATTGATTTACCCAATTGGTATTGCGGTTACTTCACTTCTTGGATTAGACACCGCGTCAAAATTGATTGCAGATATTGCACCGACTTATTTCGCGTCGATTGCAGTTTTAGTATCCGCATTCTTCGGCGCAGATGCGATTGGTAAAAAGAAATAAAATAAATGGCAGACCTACCAACAGTCAACGCAATCGAAGAGTTAAAACAGTCTAATCAAGATGCGATTAAGACTCTAGACTCTTCAATTGTTAAAGGTTTCTCTAAACTCCAGAATACATCTGAGGGTATCGCTAAGTCTTTGATGAGTATTTTGTCAATCAATCAACAGATGTTTGACCAAGATAAAATCGATCAACTTAGATTACTGGAACAGTTGCGTGAAGATGCGCGTAAGGGAGACAAACCTGAGAAGAAAGTAAAAAAGAAAGATAAAGGTTTTTGGTTTAGACTTTGAAGGTAAACCTATTCGTGATGCGCGCGGAAGAATAACAGGACAAAGATTGACGATACCTCAACAGATTGGTCAATATTTACAGAGTCTTAAACAAAGTGCGTACAAACTTTTTGGTTTAGGTGTAGACGGCAAACCTGTCGTCAAAACTCCTTCGTGGGTCAGAACTGGTATAAAAATTGGCGATTCTGTCGGTAATGTTATCCAAAGTATAAAAAATGGTTTTGTGTCAGTAATTCAAAGTGTTGGTAAATTTTTTTCCGGAACTGGCGGATTTATTAAAACTGCTGCAACCGCAATAGGCCGAGCGCTTCGCGCAGTCCCAATCATCGGACAAATTATCGGCGCAATCTTCGCAATCTTCGAAGGTTTGTTTGCGGCATTTACGACTGAAGGAACATTCGCACAGAAGGCGGCGGCATTCTTTGCTGCTGCGGTGTCTGACTTTATTGGTGCACCACTGAGAACGAACTTGATGATGCACGGAGAGAAGCAAACAAAACCAAATACCAATTAAAAGTAAATCGTCAAAAACAAGCCAAAGCTCGCGCGCAAGGTGATGCAGAAGAACTTGCAAGACTAAAAGAAGAAGAGGGACAACTCGTACAACGCAGGTCTGAAGACGGTAAACGAATAACAGACGCACAAAAAGCATTAGACGCAGAAAAGAACAAACCAAGTTTCCTTGAAAGGATTCGTTCGTTTGATGTAACAGACTTCCTTAAGAATTTGGTTGGGGGTGTCCTTCAGTCTCTGCAAGGTGAAGATGGAATATTTTATGCAGGACTGCGTAAGTTAATGCGAACTGTTGGTGCATATGAGTTTGCGGGAATCAATGCAGAAACTGGAGAAAGAATTGAAACTCCGGATGTTGAAAATGTAGAACCTCCAGAACCAACAAAACCCGTCACCGAAGCAGTCCAACCCGTCGATGAGTTTACTGGCGCAGAGGTTGATACAAGGTCACGAGAGGTTGCATCACAACCACAACAGAATGTTCAAATCAGTGCACCGCAACAACAGACAGTCAATAACAATTCGCAGAAAACAAACAACACAACTGTTGCACCAACATCCGCAAGACGAGGTAGAATGCCTTTACCTGCAGGATATCAAGACCCTATACTGGGACCATAAAAAAGGGGGACACAAGGTCCCCCACGCTACAACGGCATTGTATTAGTCGTTTGCAAGTTGTTCAAAGAATGATAAGTCATCATCCTCATCTTCTGCAGTAGATGCAACTGTCTTCTGCACTGGTGCATCCGCAGTCTTTGACTGTGGTTCTGGGTCAAAAGGAATATCTTCCTCAACCGCAACCGCAGGACGCGCTTGTGTAGAACCACCAGAGAGACCCAACACCTTGTCGAGTTTCTGTTTCAGTTCGTCATAAGACTTGAACTTATCTGGCGATACCAGATCTTGCAATGAATAGAGTGACTCGTAAGTCTTTTCTAACATGTCGTCGTCACCATCAAACAGTTCTGATGGAGAGTCAAACTCAGACTTATCGTAGTTGCGATAACTTTCGACATTACGAATCTTCAGTTTGAAGTCTGCGCCTTCCCAGAAATCAAATGGGTTTACTGGTGTTTCGTCCTCGAACTCTGGTTGCATCAAGTCGTTAATCTTATCCCAAATCTTCTTACCGTACTGGTACAAGAATACCTTACCCTCGTTCTGAGGGTTCGCAGGGTCTTTGACAACCAGAATGTTAGAGAAGTACTTTAGACGGCGTTTCTGTTTACGCGCCTGTTCTTTACCTGCATCTGTACCGTTATTCCACAACTCAGAGTTGTACTCAGACACTGGGTCTTTCTGATTAAGAGTGGTCAAAGAGTTCTCAATGTACCATCCACCAGTTCCTTGGAACCCGTGGTCAAACAGACGAACCCAAGGCAAGTCTTCGCCCTTTGGTTCTGGTAGGAATCGGATGACTGCGTAACCGTTACCTGCTTTGTCGACGGTAGGTTTCCAGATGCGTTCATCTGGTCCGTTGGACTGTTGTCCACCACCTTCTTGGAGTTTAGAGGTTTCTTCAATCAACTTGTCGAGTGACTTGTTGCGTGACTTTTTGAGGGATGCAAATGAATTTGCCATATCGTATTTTCCTTGTATTACAGAGTATATTGCTTGTCCACATATTTCATAATATAGTTTCTTAATATTACACCAATTAGGGGATGGTGTCAACCCTTTTATTTATGATACCACAGATAGTTTTGGTTTTTCTTTCTCAACTTCCTTCGGAGCAAGTTGATTCGCGATGTAAGTCAAATTGACTTCAAGTTCTTTGACACGGGATTTGAGTTCTTGGTTCTCCTTCTCAAGTTCAGAGATTTCGATTTGCAGGTCTGTTAAATCTTCATGTGTCATGAGTATGTCTCCAGTACTATGTGCTTTAACTTATTGTTATCAGCATTTGTAAAATGGTACAAGAATGGACGGTATTTGTGTATCAATTCAATCGTATCATTCAGTATCATATCGTCACACTTGGACCAGTGTTTGGTAAAATGAACCAGATCGTCAAGTATAACCAGAGTCTCTAGTGACATCTTACCGCGTTGATAGAGTCGAAATGCAAGTGGGTGTTTCCCATCCTCTATCACAAAAAGGTGATTAAAGTTCTCCTCTTTATCGTATATCCGTGATAATTCTTCTTTGAAGTTATAAGACAGAGATTCGACTCGTTTACGCCACTTCTTGAAGTCGATCTCAGTTTTTGCGGTGAGTAGGTCTCCTATCCAAGTGTTACCTTGCGTGAAGTTTGCGACAAGGTACTTTACAAAATCATCTCGTTTAAACTTACGGGATGCCTTTTCAAAAAAATATTTATCTTTTCTTGCCTCGTAAGAATTGTGTTTTACATTGATTTTTCCACGATACTTAAAAAAGTCATAAGACTTTTGCTTGAAGTGGTTGTTCACCGCAAGGTAAGTTTGATAACAATCGAATCCACTCATAGTTTCACTCATACCGGAAGTCGGGCAGGTCTCTCCAAAAAGTTAAGTTCTTGTGCTTCGAATCGAAGTTTCTCTTTGATGTTAGTATTAATCAACTTTGCGGCAGTCTCAATTTCATATTCATTTTTATCGCACCACCAAGTGATTGCGTCCATATAAGACAATTGTTTATCTTTGACTACTTCCTCAATAATCATAGAAAACTTTTGTGTCGTCATTAATTCTAACATGAATACCCCCTTTTTAAAACTCATATTTATAAATAGATGCAGAGATTAACCCTTGATTGAGAATCGTATTTAATCATTATTATATCATGAGTCACTGAAAAAGGAAAGACTCATGTTAGCAGAACTCGCCGCGGCAAACGCTGCATTCGATGTTATCAAACAAACCATCCAGAACGGCAAAGAAATCTACGACGCTGGACAGGCGCTTGCGGATTACTTCGGGATGAAGAACGAAATCCAGAAGAAGGCACACGAACACGGTCACAAGTCTGACCTTGATGCGTTCATGGCTGCCGAGCAACTCAAGAAACAAGAACAAGAACTTAAGGAAATGATGATTTACCAAGGCCGTGGTGGCATGTGGGATGACTGGCTTAAGTTCCAAGCGGATTGCAAAAAGTCTCGCGAAGATGCGAAGAAAGAAGAACAACGCAAGAAACGCGCGCGCAAGAAAAAACTCATTCAAACATTTCAAATTGTCGCTGCAATCGTTGGAGGCGCTGCAATTATTGGCGGATCCATTTGGGGATTCATCATGTTACTTGCAATGAAAGCGGCATCATAAATGTTCAGTCGTCTACTTGAGTGGGTAGAGTACTATCGCCTCCGTAGACGACAATACCTGTTATCTAAGAAAAAGAAAAAAGATATATACAATAAACATGAGAGATAATTTATGATTAAAATTACTGCAACCGTACTATCAATTGCGTTACTAAATGGATGTTCTTACATTCCTTCGTTCTATGATGACAACGAATCTTTACTTTCATCAGACCTAAGATATGTTGTGCACAAGTTGGACTGTTCAAAAGACCAGACTCCACAAGTGTCTGCAATTCGAAATCAACTGACTCGTTTTCAACTGTATTCTGAATCACGCAGTTCAGACGATATCGGTGAACTACTCGACATCATGCAAGAGACTGTTGACGGTCTCTATGAAGACAAATCAAACAATGAGTTCTTCTGTAACATGAAGAAAAAATCAATGGTCAATCAATCATCTGCAATCGCAGACGCAACTATGGGAAGATATTAATGGGCGATAAAATCAAAGACTTACAGTCACTCATGTCATGTGGTGACAAGTTCATCGAACAACAAGCGGGAATGGCACTCGAAATCGCAGACGCGAAGGCGGTAGGAAACATCACCTCAGAACAAGCGAAAGAACTCATGGAAGACCTCGTGCGCACCGATGTTATCGAAGGTAAGTCAGACAACATTCAACTAGTGGGTGCGCTGGTCACTGGTGTGATGGGACTCGCGTCGGTAGTATGATGAAGGGTTGGTGTTTAGTATCAATTAACCCTTGGTACAAAAGGTACTACAATCCAGAAACGGGTGAAGTTAGGTTTGTTCGCCTGGAAAGAACATAGTAACATCGGTTCCTGATGCAATCACACAGGTTGTGTTCTTTTGTTTATTGACCACAATAAATGTCCATGATGATGTCCCTGCATTAATCCACAAAGAGTGATACAACTCATCTCCTGATGCATTTCTGCCGGGCGCCATCATGATAATCTCTTCTTGATATTCTTCTCTCAAACCATCGACAAGATTCTTAGTGTTTCCGCAAATGATTGGAAAACTTGTTTCAAAAGTTTGAGTTTGTGCGTATACTGGTACTGACAGTACGATTAGTAGTGATAAAATAAACTTCATAGGGATTCCTCTAAACATATTTTGCAGTCATGTAGTCTAACCAGAGGACTGCTTCGTATTCGGAGTCAAACCATTCGACTTGACTCTCACAAATTATTGGATTCCAAATGAATATCATCCAAGTATTATCCAATACAGATATTTTAACGCACCAATCTCCAATTTCTACGGAGTCATACGACTGAAAGAACTTGTTGCTCATGGTTGTATCTCGCAATTGTTTCAATGCACTTCTTTATATAGTTATCTCGTTTCTCTACGAAAATCTGTGGGGGTGCATCATCGACCGCAATTGCGATTACAATTTGACTAATAGGTATACCCGTCCTTTCTTCCCACATGACACAGTATGCGGATGCTTGTTGGAAGTAACTACTAATCCATTCCTTTTTCTTTTCTTTCCGCGCAGTCTTGAAGTCGATTACTGACAGTCGTCCATTCCACTCAGCGATACAGTCAACGCGTCCTGCAACTCCAAGATAGTTAGACCAGAGGGGAACCTCTTGCGCGTAGATATTATCGATAGATTCGTCAAGTATGGGTTGGATACTCTGAAACGATTCTCTATCTGATGGTACAAACTTTTTGAGATCCAGTTCGTTGTTAAGGTAGTCTTCGCACATCTTGTGTACGGATGTCCCCCTTCGTGAAGCTCGTGCAGAGATTTTGTTCGCCTGTTCTTCACCGACCTGTTTGCGCCATTTCTGGATAGAGTCCCGTGACAAAATGGACAACACCGTCGTAATAGACGGCAACTTTCCTTCTGGGGTTTTGTAGAATCGTTTTCCATTGATGGTCTCCGTTTCCATTTCTTCAAGGACAAAGTCCTTATGTGTAAATGTCATAAGTCCATTCCATAGGATCCGTGTTTCTTCAACCCGTGTTTCTTTGCGACTTCATTGACTTTTGAGGACTGGACACTTCGTCCGCCTTGTTTTTCTGCAAGCGCAGACGCTGGATGCGCTTCCGCGATGCGCGCAAGATTTTCTTTCCAACCGTCATCGTTCTTAATTCCTCCCTCTCCTGATATAGTACTAGGCGCACTAAGGATTTGTTGTTTCAAATGAGGATTGTCTTCTTTGAACTTGTTTAGTTCAGAGATTTTTATTAGATGGGATTCACTCTCACCTGTCTGTTCATTTTTAAAATCATAAAACGGCATTCTTAAACCACTCTGGTGTCATTCGTTTGGTCCACTTTGCAAAGTTAACCTTCTCTTTTATATAGTAGTTGCGATATGCATCGATTGCGCGAGGCATCTTGCAGTAGTCAGGCATCGCCTGTGGTACTTCGGTCAACACTTTTGCGCGCATAAAAGTGGGTATTTCTGACAGTTTTGTGCGCAATAAAGTGTCAGTCTTGTGCACCTTACCGTACCTGTGCGTGTACTCGTCACAGAGGGATGTAAACAGTTGATACAACCATTGGTAGTTGTCTGTGGATTGACGCGCCCATATCGCACTAGGATGGTTGATATGGGATGCCTTGTACAGGATGTGTTCGCGGTCATCGTGGAGTAACCATCGTTTGATACGACGATTGTTTTTGGTGCGGTCTTCGTATACCTCACCGTCTAACATGCGATGTGCGGTAGACATAAGTTGTGCATATTCGATAATCATCTTGACCACATGTTTGTCGCAGTGGTCCTGTGCGCACTTTACTGGGTCATCATTTAGATAAAAGATGTTCATAGTCTGGTTTCCATTCCGATTGAAGTTTATTATACCTCAATCGATACACTTTGCGCAAGTGCCATTTGTACTGATTAAACCAAAGTTTATATGGAGTTCCGTGTGTACCATAACACATACACTCTTCCATATACTCTAACCATTGATTGTAACAGAAAGATTTGAAGGTCATTTTAGGTTTTCCGAATACACCTTTAACTTTTCGCGTTTAGATACTATGTAGTCTTCCATCTCAGAGTATGAAATAAGATCCGCATCATGGCACATCTCAATCATACACTGCAGGTCACCTAATTCTTTTGCAAGAGACTGAAGGTTAGTACCATCCAATCCGAATCGATTAATTTTTGTTGCACATTGGATAACCTCTGCGCACTCCTCTGCAAGAACTGTCATTAACTCTTCTATATATGTCATACCTGCGCATCACTTCCTGGCGGACAATATTCATCTTGTTCGGACATAAAGTCTCCCGCAGTCATGAACTTGATATCGCCCATCGGCTTCTTCTTAGATTCTTTCTCGTATTCAGTTGCGAACTCATCTTTAAGCTCGTCTTCGTACACTCCGCCACACATCACATATCTCCGTCCCAATGACTTACCCTTCTCGACTTAAATCCCAACGCACTTTGTTCGGTGGCGCGGGA